AGAACACTGCTATCTCAGCGTTCGAGAATGGACAATGCTTCTTATACGAGCATGCGGGTAACGAACTAAGTCGAATGCCTAATAGCGAGTATACTAAGGCATGTGATGCGCTACGCGAGGAAACTGCAGCAGCATCTGAGCTACCTAAGGCTCAACAAGAGTTGATGATGTTCATCGATAACTCATACGACCTTAAACCAGAGATCCTTAAGATGGATCAACTAAGATGGAAGTACTTGATCCGATCAGCGATGCGCGGAAAGAATATCATGATGACCGGCCCTGCCGGCTGTGGTAAGACTATGGCTGCAAAGTCGATAGTGAACGCGTTAGATCGTCCAGATTTTTACTTCAATCTAGGAGCTACTCAGGATCCACGAGCAACGCTAATAGGTAACACGCATTTCAGCAAAGCGGAAGGAACGTACTTTAGTGAGGCGTTATTCGTGCAAGCTATCCAGACGGAGAATGCTGTTATCTTATTAGATGAGTTGTCTCGTGCGCATCCTGAAGCTCACAATATACTAATGACAGTACTTGACGAAGGTCAGCGATACCTAAGACTTGATGAGAAAGATGGAGCACCTACTATAAAGGTAGCGCCTGGAGTGACTTTCATTGCGACTGCTAACATAGGTAATGAGTATACGGCTACACGAGTACTAGATAGAGCCCTACTAGATAGATTCACTATCATAGAGATGGAGACGCTTGATGCAGAGGATGAGAGATCCTTACTAACGTATCTATACCCTCTATTAGATAGTGGTGCGATATTCAATATATCAGAGGTAGTGGCAGCTACACGTACAGAGATGCGTACAGAGACGCCACGTATAAGCACTCACGTATCGACAAGAGCGAGCGTAGAGATAGCCGGCCTAATGTATGATGGCTTCAATCTAGAGGAGGCAGCGGAAGTAATGATATATCCTCAGTATGATGCTGCAGGAGGACTAGATAGCGAGAGAACATTTGTAAAGCAGCTCGTACAGAAGTATGCTGACTCTCAAGCAGGAGAAGAAGATTTATTTGATATAGATGACATAGAATCTTAAGTTGTGTGTGTGGAAGGACCCGAGCCTGCTGTGTGTGTGGTAGGTAAGGGTCTTTTACTATAAATCATAAAGTTTTTTTTTAATTTTGTGGGGGGTGGTCGGTGTGTCTATCGGGGCAAGATTTTTTGCCTATAGAACAATAGTTTGAAGAGATATGCAACGCATATAATAAGTAATATAGAGATATGATAGAGTTTATAAAACATTTACTGGGAGTGTGCGGAGAACACTCACATCCCACCATATGGACATTCCTAGCGGGTGGAGTGTCGTTCAGTACTATGTGGTACTATATAACGAGCAAGTTCAGAAAAAAAGTAAAGAAATAGTTGCATATCCGAACATTAGTTCGTATATTAAGGTATAATGATTGAGAGGGTAAAGAGCGTGGCAGAGTACACCAGGTAGTTGCGCGTACAGGGGTGCTACAGGGGTATTAAGTGCATGACAGCTGGACCCACGAAACTAACTGACGTGTCGAGTCATCGACGGATGACAATCCTCTCAATCTTATTTTAAAACATATGATAGCACGATATAGAGAAATGGGAACACGTAACCGGAAGACAGGGCGTCTCCCTTATTATGACGTAGAGAGAAACATGTCGACAGAAGTTTGGCATTGTACATGCCCAGCGGCTGAGTTCCGCCGGCATACCGAATGTAAACACGTTAAACGATTAAAACATAAATTGAGATTAATATGATGAAATTAATGATTAAATGGATCGGCATATTAGAGATGCCACTTTTACTTGCATTGATATCCGTAATGCATTACAATATGGATAACATAGTATGGTCATGGCTATTCGCTATGATAGGTGCAGGAAGATTTCTAATTAATATTGTAAGTAGTAGCAACGATGTATAGTTCTGATGTACCAGAAGATGCTTCAATAGATGAGATCGTATTGGAGTTGTATGGGCCGCTCGAGCTATTACGACAACGTATGGCGCTTAACAATTTACTAATGCAGTGTGGAGTAACAGTAGTATGAGCAACATTTTAACTGCCAAGGACTTTCTAGAGGTATGTGATTATGTTTCACAGGATGATGATACCGTATATATAGATGAAGAACAATTAATTGAATGTATGGAGCAATATGCCGTGTATCACGCAAACCGACCACAACCAAGTAAATTCAAGCGCAAGTGAAGAAGCGACTCAAGCAAATAGAGCTAACACTACAAGAGTGGCTCCATGCGTTGCGCACGCCTACGCCTCACAAGAACAAGAAGCATTACTCGAGAAAGAAAAAACATCGAAAAAAGTTGGATGATTGAGATATTTTTCTTATCTTTAAGTTAACTTAAAAGATCAAAATATGAATTGTTGTAAATGTCAAGCGGAGATCCCGCAAGCTAGGATGTTGATCCTACCCAATACACGTACCTGCGTGCAATGCTCTACCACCGGTAAATGGTATGCACGTGCCGTGATTACGGGCAAGACTACTTACTGTGAAGTTGAAGTTATAAAAGATGAGGACGCTGCCGCGGAAATGAAACGGTATGACGCTTCGGGCCGCACCGGATGGGGTTCATCACTACATCGCGTTAAACGTTAACCTATGAAAAATTTCCTCGCAATCGCTGCGCTCTTCGTCCCGCTCACGGCCGCAATCGCACCAAACGACGACCCGGGTCAAGCAATCGACATACCCGCTATTACTATTGATACTATATCTAACGAACAGGTACTACAAGCTATCATATCAGTAGAGAGTGAAGGTAGGGATGATGCACATCGTGTTATAGAAGATGCTGTAGGTTGTCTTCAGATACGTCGCACTATGGTTAGAGATGTTAATCGTATATTACGACGTAATGGTTCTGATATTAGATATAGTTATAAAGATAGATGGAATAGACAGTCATCTATTGAGATGTTTGATATTTATTGTAAGCATTATAATTTAACAACACCGGAAGAGAAAGCACGATGCTGGAATGGTGGTCCCAAAGGTTTACAGAAGTTATGTACGAAACGTTATTGGGAAAAAGTAAAGAGGAGACTCAATGGATAAATATGTTTATAGAGGTAAATTAGAACGAGTTGTAGATGGTGATACTATCGACGCATTAATAGATGTTGGATTCGATATATGGGTTAAAAAGCGTATACGATATATGGGAATTGACACATGGGAATCACGAACTAGAGATCTAGATGAGAAAGCTAAAGGAATGGCTGCTAAATACCGTAATCAAGAATTATTAGAGAAGGTAAGTTCTAAATCAGGCTACTTCCGTCTCAAGTCACATGGCGTTGGTAAGTATGGTAGAGTGCTAGGAGAGATCTTTATAGAAGATTCAGAAGGTAAGCAGTATAATATAAATGAAACTCTTAAAGCAGAAGGTCATGCATATACATATCATGGTGGTAAGAAGCAAATATTTAAAGGATAAGCTATGAATTGGATTAATGGATTTAGAACAAGTAATAAGAAAGAGCGCTATGAGGTTACTATTCGTATCGGAACGTTTACATTATTTGAGTTAATTGCTGAGAGAAAGTATTTCAGGTTTATGATATTTAATCTAGGCTTAGAGATTTCTTAAACTTCTCTTAAACTGGTACATATGTTTAATATATATTTATAAACATGGAAAAAAAGCGCATAGAAATATCATCATTCCTATATATAGGAATTTTAATTTTAGTTTATACGCTGTCTTCAATCTCTTAAAAATTGATTCGAAGTACAGTAACACCAATAGCAGCACCTGTAACATCAGCTGCTATATCTCCCCACTGTGGATTACCATGATTAATATCATATAATTCCTTTGCAATGCCTACCGCAACCGCTGCAGTAAAACCGTAGATTGTCGCTTTACGACGATCTTGTGTTAATTTGTAAGTTAATGAATAAGTTGCGGTTGAGATAAAATAGCACCCTGAAGTGTGTACTAATTTATCTACCGGTACTACTTGACCGTGGAGAGGTAGTGATGTAGTTATACAGAATAGAAAAAACAAAATGTATTTCATACTCTACCTCCTAAAAATAAATATAAAAATAACTGTGCAAACAGTTGCCTCCCTGAGTTTTTGTTCGTATATTTATGAAGTAAATAAGAGATAACAATTAAGAATTACTAAATAACAAATTATGGCAAGAGCTAAAAAAACTCCAACCTTCCAATACGGAATCGAAATCACAAAACCTCACTCTAAACAAATGTATGATCACAACGACCATGTTGCTAATGTTATGAAGATTAATATTAGTAATGTTGCTACTGATATATGGAATGATCTCTTTTACTGTAAGTGGGAGAGTGCTGATTGGGCAAGTCATAAAGATGATAAATTTAAGACATTTACAGTTGAGCAATTTCAGAAAGCTATTTGCTATTCAGGGTTTGGTTCAGGGTTCGATGTACTAGAAGTATTTAGCGAAATCCGTAAAGAGTTAGAGTTAGCTGAAAACTGGAGAATGCATGAGTTGTATCAAGAGATGCATGAAGCGGGTATGGTACCAGCTATAGAGCATGAGATGGTTGGCTTTACTAACAACTACAATAAAGATTATCCGACTTACGCAACAACTTCTAAAGTAGCTTAATATGAATTATAAATCTATTATTGAGATAATGTCTCACTTACGTGTATTGGAAGTACCATCATTACTTATATGGTTAAGTATATTGTATATGCAACTCGGTGAACAAAATTTATTCGCAGGAATTATAGTTTATGCATTAATTAGACTATTTATTAATATACGTTTTAAGATACAACAAGAGAAGTTTCAGAGAGCAATGCTAGAATATTTAGAAACATTAGAGGAGAGTGAAGACGATGGGATTTAATAAGAGATTTTTAACAAAAGAGTCTATTCTATCAACTTATACAAGCTCTGGTTTAGACGGTGTAAAAAGTATATTACGCTCTTCTGATGCAATTATTTTTGGAGATGATTTTAGTAGTGAAATAGTTGATATGTATAATGAAGTAGGTGAGAGTTGTGATTTAGTTGGGTTGTGGAAAGCTATTGAAAAAACAATAGCAGATGAATTGCCAAACTAATATGTATATGAACGGTAAAAAAATAACAGCGACTCAACTTGAGAGATTTACTGATAAGCTCCTTATCACATTAGTAGATCAATTATATGATACAATAACGGAAGAGGGTCCTGAAACTTTCTTTCCTGATGATGAGTATCAACAAAATAAACTCGTTAGAAAGTTGCTTGAATATTATCAGGAGCAAGAGAAATACGAACGGTGTGCAGTACTTTTTAAAATGTACCCGAAGAATAATAAGTAATCAATTAAATTTATATATTATGGCTTACAAAGCAAAAAATGTCGAAAGACCAGTTTCAACGGATCGTCCAAAGTTTAACCCTGCAAAGTATGGAAAGGTGTGGAATACTATTTCATTTGATCATAAATGGAATCGAGTACCTGTTGGTGATGCAAAACAACCTGTTATAGGTGCATTATGCATCGACGGAAAGGAGGTGAATCTCACTTTTACAGAATGTAACCGACTAATAGAAGTATTAGAGGATGCAAAACAGACACACAATACTGGTGTGCGAATGGGTCGAATGGATAACGGCTGGAATATTTAGAGAAAAAAACATGTGAACAGTTGATTAATTGAAAAAAAATCATTATATTACATTCAATTAAATAATTGTTCACATGCTTAATTAAATTAACATGAGAAAATAAAAAGGAATAAGTAATATGGCATTAATAGGGATATTTATACTTGGTACTATTATCGGTATTTTTATTGGTAATTGGAAATTTCGTTCTTTTAGAGAGCACTATACATTAAAATCAAAATACTTAAAAGAGCATATCAAAAAGTTGGAAGAGAATGCAGAGCAAAAAAAGAGAAAAAACGCTTACCGAGCTAGCAGACGAAATGCTAAAAAAGGTGGAACAGGCGGACAATCTAAAGGATCTGGCAGAAAGAAATCCGGAGGAAGCAAGTCGAGTTAGTACTATAGTTGATGCATTTATGAACCCGGGTTCAAATATAACTGAGAAGAGTAAGATATATAATAAAATAGATATTGTTACTTCTTTAATAGAGAAAAATATTGTAATAGCAAAGCGTTTAAATACTAAGAATTTTGACTGGTTAGAATATCAGCAAGATAACAATCATGCATTCAATATTAAGACTAAGATATCATCAACTAATATTATTGATAATAACGATTTAAAATACTTGAATGTATTATTTAAAAAACATTCAAGATTAAATAATACTTTCAGTAGCATATAGATATTTATAATAGAGGTATATATATGATGTTTCCAAATAACTTGAGTCCATTTTCATTACTTAATAATAAATTGAGTGAACAGTTATTTGATTATACTGATGAGGAGTTAGAAGACTTTCAAAAAAGTATTACGTCAGATATATTACCTGAAGTGTTTAAAGCAGTTGAGGATGAGTATATAATACAGAATCTTCCTATAGCAAATACATTTGATGATTTGTCACAAGAAGATAAGGATGTTGTTACTAACTTTATAGAACAGCAAATACTAAAACCGACTACAAAAAACACAGCACCTAAAGTTGAGTTGTTAGATGGTTATATAGCAATTAGTGCTTCTAACTTACAGACTTTAGATCTATTTAAAGATAGTTTACTAGGTAGCGATCTTAAATGGGAACATAGAATAAAGAAGCATGGTGATGTAACTATTCATAGCTATGTTATAAATATGAACGAAGATAGTATATAAATACAGGCAGGTTTATTACTATTATTATTTTAGAAAATAAAAATTAATTAAATCATCTAAGGAGATTATATGACAACAATCTTAAATGAACGGGTCTTTCCGACCGATCTATTATTCAGAAACTTTTTTGAAAAAGGCACAATATTTGAATCATTTGCAGATAAAAAGCCAAACTACCCTGTAGATATAAAGCTGGGTGAAGAATGCTTATGTTTTGATATTGCATGTGTTGGGTTAAAAAAAGAAGATATACAAATTACTACTGAAGGTAACTTACTTAAAGTAGTATATAAGAAACCATCTATTGAATCAAATTCATCAGATGTAGAAGCTTGTGAGTATATTCACAAGGGAATTACACGAAAGAGCTTCGATATGGGATGGAAGATAAGTCCAAAATTTGACTTAACAGACATTTCAGCTCATATGGAAGACGGGTTATTAACGTTAACAATTCCTACGTCAGAGGATTGTTTACCTAAAACAGTTATAATTAAGTAATAAAAACCTGCCTGTATTTTTAAATAACACTATATATATTAATATATGAAGAGTAAGATAGAATATTATACCGAAGTTAAGAACGGTGTTAGGTTTATGGAATGTAAGTGTTGTAGTACAATGATTTCTGTAAGCGATAGCACTACAGCTATAAAATGTGATATTTGTGTAAGGGAAGATTATAATAGAGAGTTCCCGTTTACACCACCTAAGCGATATGTATCTAGTGGACGACCGCGTGGATGGAAATTTATGAAAGAGTTTGTTCATACTGATGGTACTGTATACCATAAAGGTATTGAACAACCCGGGTTGAAAAATACACTACCACCTACTAAAGTAAAACCTAAAGAGAAGAAAGTAAAATTATCAAAAGGTCAAAAAGCTCAGCTTTATAATGATACCTTATCTAAGATTCATAAATTAAAGAAGCAGTTATCTAAAGCAAAATTTAAAAAAGATCAGAGACGAATAACGTCAGAGATTAAAAAGTTACAAAGAGTAATAAAATAAGTTGTATGTTATAAAATATTTTCTTATATTATAGAATATAATAAAATAGGAGTAATATGAATAAACTTATATTTGAACGCAGCAATGTAGAAGAATTACGTACAATAAAAGAACCAACGCGAATTGTTTTTGAAGTAGAATCTAATCTTACTATACAAGAGTATAAGATAGCTTGTAAGCGATTAGCTCATGCAATGGGATATAGTGAAGGTAGTATTGTAAAAGAGTTCGGAAAAGATACAGTGACAGGTGATCCTGCACAATTAAAATTATTATTAGGATAGTATGTTAGATGAAAATAAAATAGCCCAGAATTGGGAAGAGTTGATGAGTCGGATTCATAGCGAATTCAAATCACCGGAGCGTAAGCATAACCTTGAGTTGATGTATAATCACTTTCAAGATAGAATGATGCTAATGCCTGCATCAAGCTTTGAACATTATCATAACTGCTTTGCTAGTGGTTATGTTGATCATGTATTGCGTGTAATGGATTGTGCTGACGCTGTGTATAATAACTGGCAAGCACTTGGCTCAACCTGCTCAGGTTACACTCGTGAAGAGTTAATGTTTGCTGCTCTTAATCATGATTTAGGTAAAGTAGGTACACAAGAGTTAGAGATGTATAGACCTAATCCATCTGATTGGCATAGGAAGAATCAAGGAAAGATATATGAGATAAATCCTGAAATACCTTTCATGTCAGTACCAGATAGATCACTATTACTACTTCAAGAGTTTGATATTAAGTTTACTCAGAATGAAATGATGGGTATTAAACTTCATGATGGTATGTATGATGAAGCTAATAAACCTTACTTTGTAGCATTCAGACCTGAATCGAGAATGCGTACCAATCTACCTATTATATTACATCATGCAGATCATATGGCATCACAAATAGAGTATGAGAAATGGAAAAATTCAGATACAAATATTGTTGTAGAGTCTAAACGAAAGGTTAGAAAATCTTCATCAAAGACAGTG